CGCATTATCGCTGATCCAACCTCACCATACGCTATTAACGGCGCAATGGCTTTAGGTCGGGCTATGGATGATGTTATCATTTCGGCTGCTACAGGAACTTCTAAAACTGGCGAAGACGGCACTGTTTCTACAGCATTCCCTGCTGGACAAACGGCTGCTACTACCGCTGGTGGATTAACTATTGCCAAGCTTCGTGAAGCCATGCAGTTGTTAATTGCCGCAGAAGTCGATGTAGACAACGAAGAACTATATTGTGCTATTGGCGCTCAACAGCACGATGACTTGTTAGGTCAAACTCAAGCAGTTAGCTTGGATTTTACAAACAAGCCAGTTTTGGTTGATGGACGTATTCGCTCATTCATGGGATTTAATTTCCTTGATAGCCAGCGTTTAGCACTATCTGGTACAGACCGTACAGCAGTTTGCTGGGCTAAGTCTGGACTTCACCTCGGTATCTGGAATGATATCAATGCTCGTATTACCGAGCGAGACGACAAATCTTATTCTACACAGGTTTATCTAAAGGCTACCTTTGGTGCTACCCGTGTTGAAGAAAAGAAAGTTGTCGCAATCACTTGTTCGGAGGCTTAAATTATGGCTACTACATATAGTGTCCAGAAAACCAAGTGGAACCAAGATACGCCAACTACGCGAATTAAGCCCAATGAAATGGCTGGTCGTGTGCGTGTTGCTTATGCACTAGCTGAAGCTTCATCGCTTGCTGTTGGCCCAATTGAAATGTTTAACCTTCCAAATGGTGCGCGTATCCTTTCTGGAGAATTAACACATGACGCTCTTGGCGGTTCTACTACAGCTTCTGTAGGCCATGCGGCTTATAAGAACGCTGCTGGTACAGTTGTTGCTCTTGACGTTGATGAATACAAAGCTGCGGCTGCATCAACTTCAATTGCTACAGTTGGCGTTGCTGCTACATCAGCACTAGGTCGAAACAGTGTTGTCGATGCAGACTCTGATGGTATCCCCGTCACGGTTGTAACTGCTGGCGCTGCTGCTACCGGAACTATTGAGTTGACAATGTTGTACGTTGTTGACTAACTAAACTATGGGGGTGTCCTCGGGCATCCCCACTTTCTTTCTAGGCTAAAGGAACCCCAATGGCTGATGTAGTTGATATCTGCAATTTAGCTCTGCAAAGATTGGGTGCGCGTTCTATAGCAAGCCTGTCAGAAGACACTACGGCAGGGCGTGAATGTAACCGTGTATACGAACACGCTAGAGATAGTGAACTTCGTTCTCATCCGTGGAGTTTTGCCCGTTCTAGGGTGTCATTAGCTGCTGATAGCGCATCTCCGGTGTTTGGCTACGCTTCTCAATACACACTTCCATCTGATTACGTTAGATTACTTCCTGCTAGGAATGTAGCTAATAACGCTGTAGTTCTTGGCGGTATTGATCCTAATATTGATTGGCAGATTGAGGGTCGTAAAATATTAACTGATGATGGCGCTCCATTACAGATTGTATACCTTAAGAAGATTACTGATCCTAATGATTTTGACGATTCATTTACGGAGTTGCTTATTTCTCGTATCGCTATGGATATTGCAGAAAAGGTTACTCAATCCAATACTAAGAAATCAAACGCGGAAGCTCGTTACACAAACGCTGTAAAAGAAGCTAAAAAGATTAACGCGTATGAACGCCCCCCACAAGAAGCCCCGGCTGACGAATGGGTGGTAGCTCGTTTATAATGGCAAAAGTATCACCAATCCAAGGAAATTTTAATGGTGGCGAGTTGTCACCTTTGTTGTATGGACGACCTGACCTTGATAAATATAAGACAGGTCTACAAACTTGTTTAAATTTTACTCCCTTAATACAAGGGCCAATAGAACGCCGTCCCGGAACTCCTCACATAGTAGCTGTAAAAACTTCTTCTAAGTCCACACGGGTTATTCCTTTTGAATTTTCTACTGAACAAGCGTACATCATCGAAACCGGTGATTTGTACATGAGGTTCATTAAAGACAATGGACAAATAGAAAGTGGTGGATCACCTGTTGAATTAACTACTACTTATCTAGAGGCGGATTTGTTTCAGCTAAAGTACACACAATCTGCTGATGTACTATACATAACGCACAAATCATACCCACCACGTAAAATTGAGCGTACATCCGATACTGCTTGGACAATCACAGATATTACGTTTCTAGATGGCCCATATTTAAACACTAATGCAAGTACGACTACGCTTTCATTATCAGCCACAACAGGTTCAGTTACGGTTACTGCTTCTGCGGTTACAGGAATTAATAGCAATACTGGATTCCAGACTACAGATATTGGAAGATTAATACGTTGGAAAGATGCCGCTGGAAATTTTACATATTTAACAATAACAGCGCGTACTGACACAACACACGTAACGGCTACGATTGATGGCCCAGATGCTTCAGCTACTACTGCTACAGTAAATTGGAGATTAGGTCTATGGTCAGAGACAACGGGATTCCCTGCTGAAGTTACGTTTCACCAAGACAGATTAATGTTTGGTGGAGGTAAAGATTATCCTCAACGTATGGATGGAAGTCGTACAGCAGACTTTGAAAATATGGCGCCTACGGAACCAGATGGAACAGTTGTAGATGACAACGCTATTACATCAACCCTATCTTCAGATCAAGTAAACGCCATCCAATGGATGCAGGATGATGAGAAAGGGTTAGTTACAGGAACTACAGGCGGAGAGTGGGTTACACGGCCTTCTGATGCTGGTGGTATTTTAACTCCGGGCAATATCCAATCTAAACGATCTTCTGCTTTTGGAAGCGATAATATTCCAGCTATACGCGCAGGACGAGCTGTGTTGTTTGTTCAAAGAGCTGGACGTAAAGTAAGAGAACTAGCATATGTGTTTGAAGATGACGGGTTTCGCGCACCAGATACTACGATTGTAGCTGAACATATAACACGAACAGGTATTGTCGATATGGCGTACCAAGCGGAACCGCAAAGTATCCTATGGTGTTGTTTAACTGATGGCACATTAATTGGGTTAACTTATGAACGAGATCAAAGCATTGTCGGTTGGCATCGTCACGTAGTTGGTGGATGGAGCGATGCTGGCAATACAATTAAAGCTAAAGTAGAAAGTGTCGCTGTTATACCTAATTCTTTAGGAACTGCTGATGAGCTATATATTGTAGTTAATCGCTGGGTAAACGGTGCAACAGTTCGGTACATTGAGTATATGAAAGCATTTTGGGATGCAGAAAATGACCCAGAGGACGCTTTCTTTGTAGATAGTGGATTAACTTTAGACTCGCCTATTGTTGTAACAGGAGTTACAAACGCAAACCCTGCTGTTGCCACTACAGCTACACATGGATTCTCAAATGGAGATGAAGTTCGGTTTGTTGATGTAGTTGGGATGACAGACATTAATAAAAAGGCTTACTTAATAGCAAATAAAGCAGCAACAACATTTGAGTTAGTTAGTAAAATTAAACTTGGTGTTACAATTACAGCGGCTACACAAGCTAATCCTGTTGTAATTACAGCAGTTGCACACGGATTATCTAACTCAGAAGAAATTGCTATTTACAATGTTGTAGGAATGACTGAGTTAAATGGACTTGGCTTTACTGCATCAAACGTGACTGCTAATACATTTGAGCTTACTGGCATTAATAGTACAGGCTATAGCTCTTATACTTCTGGAGGGGATATACACCGAGCTATTAACTCTACCGCATTCAACACATACATTTCTGGCGGAGAAGTTAGAGAAAGAACCATCACATTAACGGGGCTATCCCACCTAGAAGGCCAAACTGTTTCCATATTGTCTGAAGGCGCAACACATCCTGACAAAGTAGTTTCTTCTGGATCTGTTACATTAAACCAGAAAACGTCAAAAGCTCATGTAGGACTGGCTTATACCTCCGATGCAGAAACGCTTAGACCCGATTCAGGAGCTAAAGACGGAACAGCGCAGGGTAAGCTGGTTCGCATCCATCGTGTTATATTAAGGTTCTTTCAGACTTTAGGTGGGTTAGCAGGCCCAACAAACACTTTATTAGACCATATGCATTTTAGGGCAGGCGGCGATCCTATGGATACTGCTGTTCCTTTATATACTGGAGATATTGAATTAGAGTGGGATGGAGAATATAGTTCCGATGAACACGTATATGTTCGACAAGACCAACCATTACCAATGACACTTGAAGCTGTTATGCCTCAAATGTCTACACAGGATAGATAATGATTGTAGTCCCATTTGAGGCTTTGCATTTAGAAAGATTAAAACTACAGGACGCACAGATGTATTTAAGTAATTGGGTATCACCAGAGCAAGGACTAGCGTTAGAATCGCATCCATCTTATACTGCTATGGAAAATGATGTCCCATTAGCGTCTGCGGGTATTATTCCTCAATGGCAAGGCAGGGCAATAGCTTGGGCGTTTCTATCTAACATAGGGCCATCGCAATTTGTGGGTGTTCACAGAGCAGTTAAAAGATTTATTGATTCATGCTATACTCAACGTATTGAAATGACAGTAGATGTAGATTTTCCAGAAGCTCATAGGTGGGCCAAGATGTTAGGTTTTAAAATGGAAGCAGAGCGAATGGAAGCGTACGCCCCAGATGGACGCGCCTGTAGCCTGTACGCGAGAATATTATGACAGGCTTAGAACCCGCAATTATTATGGGCGTTATGGGCGCTGGCGTAAGCGCTATTGGTGCTATTAAACAAGGCCAAGCAGCTAACTCAGCAGCTAAGTTTAACGCACAAGTATCTCAAAACAACGCCGTATCAGCTAGAGCTACAGCTAAAGAAAATGTAGATCGTGAACGCAGAAATGCTTTACGCCGTCAAGGATCTATGCGCGCTCAAGGCGGAAGCAATCTTTCTCTTGATTTATTAGAAGATCAGGTTATGGAAGACGAACTGGCGTTGCTAACGACGATACATGAAGGAGATGTACAAGCTAGTAATTACCAGAACCAAGCACAACTGCAAATAGCTGGTGGAAAATCAGCCGTAACAGAAAGTAGATTTGGTGCAGCTTCTGGTCTTCTATCGGCTGGAGCCGTAGCTTTTGACGGATATAGTCCAGCTTCTGGGCCAGCTAAACCATATAACACATCAGGGATTTGGACATAATGGCAAGTATACGCGTTAAGCCATCAGGCGGTGTACGGTTTATACCTCAAACAGCAACAGCTACTGCTGCAACTCAAGGAGGCGGTCTTGCAAATGGATTGGCTGGATTCGGTAAAACTGTCTCAAGTGTTGGTAATGTTTTACAAGAACGCCAAGACAAACGTGATATTACAAGTGCAAGAGCTGCTTATGCGGATATGTCGTTACAGTTTGACCAAGAACAAGAAACTAGGGAAAAATCAGCCAAACTAGGCGACATTGGGTTTTATGACAATTCTAAGAAAGCTTTTGATGAGACTACTGCTAAATTTATGGAAGGGCTTAATGGCAAACAGCAAAATGCTTTGGCTGCTCAAATGTCTGGCAACAGAGTTCATAAAATGCGTGGAGCTATGGCGTTCCAAGCAAAACACAATGTTAAATCTGACATACACGATATTGGAAAAATACAGGCCGGCATAGCTAATAATTTATACAGAGGCGATATTACTTACGATCAGGCTTCTGCCCAATTAAAAGTATCTTTGCAAGACACTACTATTGGAGAAGGTGGGCAAGCCGATATCCATACGTCTGCATTACCCGCATTTCGTACAAGTTACGCTAATGGCTTGTTAGCAAATCCCGTACAGGGGTTAGCCGCAATGAAAGCTGGAGAAGCAGACTTTCTTCCAGCAGAAGAGAAACAAAAGCTTCAAGATGATTTAACTGCCGGTATTGTTGGCTTACAAACTAAACAACAGAATCAAAAGCTGGCAAATACAGCAGCAGCGTTTCCAAAATTATTTGAAGCCCTTGAAGACGAAAACACAACTCCACAAGACATAGAAGCCTATCACGCATTAGGTGTTCCACGTTCTGTAGTGGACAAACTAAAACAAAACCTTATTAGATTACAAACACCTGTTCGTACTACAGAAGAAAAGATAAAAGTTGAAGGTGAAATATTTGCTAGATACACAGCTTTAACTATAGCAAAGAAAAGTGGTAAATGGAAAACTGAACAAGGACTTGATGAAGTCTTAAAGTTTCAAACATATTTATCTGAACAAATTGCACAAGGTTACGTTCCTTTATCAAGAGTTGGAGCTATGATGGGTAATGCTGAAAAGACAGCCCAAAATATAATAGAGAGTTCTGGTTCTAATGGGTTTTCAAGACTTATAGGTATGTCTGAACCATACGATGATGGTATTTCAAATATAAATGACAATGCCGAAACTAATTCTATTTCTACAGATGTTAAAGTTCGTCACGCACGCGAATTTACAACACTTATGCAAAACGCTAAACCTTTAGATGGAGAAACAAAGAACCAAATGGCTGTTAGGTTATCTAACGAAGCTATTGCTAATGTAGCCAAAGAAGACATTCCTTCACTGCGCCACACTAAAGACGTACCCAATGCTGTAATAACTAAAAACGGAGCAGTAAAAAGAACAGCTCCGGGGCAAAGAGATCTTAAAGCCACTCGCAAAATTGGGAACAGAGAGATGGCATACGACTCTAAAAATAATACATGGGGATGGATAACTACTGCCGCTGATGGAACTCGCACAGGCGTTGAGATGACTAATGATGAAGCAAGAAAGTATCTTGGGGATTCATTTAAAGACACTGAACTTCCCGGCCCTAATTTAGACATTGAAGGCGAAGAAGGAACTAAACTTACTGACACTGATACTGTTGACAAAAAGTTTACTGCAACACTTGAACCAAAGGAGCCAAAGGAACCAAAACTTGAAGGCCCAAATTTAGAAGTTCAAGATGACACTTCAAATGAAACACAATTAACAGACACAAACTTTAAAGAAAATGTATTTGGCGCAAATCTAAATGCTTCTCCATCTGAAGATGCTATAGATATGGTTACTTCTGGTCTTGTAGAATCAGAAGGTACTGGAGATCTGGTTACTGGAATACCTACAGGCGAAGGCGGAATAACAGAAGCACGCCATAGGGAAATTGAGGCCCGTGTAGGAAGACCATTAAGCGACAAACAGGCTCGCATACAAGCAGTTCGTGACGATAGCGTAACATTGCACGATGGTTTAGAAGGGTTTGATAAACTTGGAAGTAGAGTTCAAGCTGCTATTTTAGATATGGCTTACAACGTAGGAGCTAATAAAGTTCTTTCGTTTAGGAATTTACGCAAGGGTGTAGCTGAAGGAGATGTCGATGTAATCTTACGAAACACATTAGACACAGCAATCGTTAGCGGGAAAACTATGATAGGCATAGCTAACCGCAGAGCTAAAATGTATAACCAAGCTAACACAAATGCTAACAATGCTATTACAACAGTACAGCAATTAAGTGATGGAACAATTATGTACATGAATGGTGATCGGGTTATATTCTCTTTTAAAAGACCAAAACACGAAGATAGCCGAGCAGGAATAGCTAAAATTAGACCAAGGTCTGCATAATGGCGTTTGACGTAAACAACACAACCCCAGCACCGCAACCGCCTAAACCTGTATTTGACCCTATGTCAGCACAGCCTGTCGGTATGCCAAACGAAACATTGTACGTTGAATCAACAGACGAAGTTGTAGAAATGCCTACAGGTTCTTTAGACAGGATAGCTGAAATATCCTCTAGAGGATTTGCAAAGGGTGACATTAAAACTGATCTTAGTAAATTATACTTTGAAACATTTATGGGCAATGTAACACCAGAAATTACTTCTCAAATAGAAAGACTTGAAAAGAGTTCTACTGGTGATATTAAAACTGATGGCATAATTGAAGAAATGTTTCGCGCAACTTCAGAGCAAGTACCTATACTTTTAGACATTGCTGGTAAATCAGCAGAACGTGCTATGCAAGGTTCAATAGCAGGCGGTACTACAGGTTTAGTATTTGCAGGAGTAGGAGCTGTTCCCGGATTCTTTGCTGGTGCTGGAGCTGGCGCACTTTCTGGTTTAATGGAACAGGCTTTTGTTATGGAAACCGGCAATTTGTATCGTGAGGTATCAAATTTTAAAGATGCTAAAGGAAACAAAATCGACCCTATGGCAGCACGAATAACCGCTGTAGCAGGCGGTGCTATATCTGCGGGTCTTGAAGCTATGCCTATGGCTTTGTTATTTAGGTTAGTCCCCGGCAGCAAGAAAGTTTTAGGCCAAGCCGCTGACAAATTAGGGAAAACACTAAAGCTACCTAAAACAGCCGGTGCGCTAAAGAAATTTGCATTTAACATTGCTCTTGTTATAGCTTCAGAAACAGTAACAGAAGGCGCACAAGAGAGCGTTCAAATTGCTGCTGGCGAAATTGCTAAAATGACATCTGATTTAGATATACCAAGAATTTCAGCTAATGATGCTTTAGATCGTGTAGGTCATGCTACGGTAGAAGCTCTTAAGGCAACTCCATTAATTGCTATGGGGTTTTCTGCTCCAAGGCTTGCTGTTGACATTGCTAATGGAAAAGCTCCTGCTCC